CTCTCTAACACACGGCGTTCAAATTGTTCTCTTGCCTCAAGGTAACTCATCAAGCCTCTACTGTTACAATAGTAAAGTATCTCTCTTGTGAATTTATCAGTGCCTAATGCTTGTACGTCTTCGTTGAGTTTGTCTGAACTTCCCCAGTAGTCACGCCAATCTGACTCTTTGTAACCTCTGCGTTTGTTCTTCCGGCCTTTAAGTGGTGGTTTAGTGGTCTTAAATTTTGCTAATTTCTTGCCTATGTACTTTTTATTATTAGTAAGATTTGTGATTATGTACACAAATCCTTCTACGTCTTCTGGGATTTCTTTTACTTCTTTGCTTTTATAAGTCCACTGCATGAACTTACTTACTGTTACGATCTTTTCCTCGCCTCTTTCTTGGCATCAAAGTCGGATTTAATCTCGTCCATACGTATTTTAGCAAGGCTACGTATCTCTCTAAGCCATTTCCGGCTTGATTGCATAGTGCGTTCTCCACCGTGCTTCTGGTATAATGCAAGTTCTTTGTAATATTCCAAGTATGCCTTGGTTAACTTGTCATGTGTATCGTCTTCAATGCTCATTGTACTATATCAACATCGTTTGCGTATGATGTAAAGCCATTCTCTTTTACAACCTTAAGTACATTCTGCACACGACCTTGTAATTCGTCTTTGTGTGATATTAGATAGATATTCTTTTTACGTTCTCTACCCATCTTCTTAAGGATTGCAAGACTTTGTTCAACACCTGCTGTATCCATTCCACTGTCAATCAACTCATCAATGAACATTAAATTAATATTCTGATATAAACTTTCCCATACATCACGGAATGCAAAACTCATACCAAGTATAAGTCTATTACGCTCACCTCTACTCAAGTTGTCAAAGTCTAAGTCTTGACCAAGTTGTGTAATTAATACTGTTAAGTCGTTTTGGAATACAACACTGTGCGGTAATCCTATCTTGTCTAAGTAATTTGTTAATCTGTTGTTTAGATATGCAAGGTTTTGTTCAATAATCTTTTTACGAATAAAACTATCTTTATTTGTTAATAGTTTGTACAAGAAGTCTTGATGTTCTTTCATTGAATTTAGATCGTTAACTGAATTCCAATCAACTTCTTGAATAGCACTATTGTTTAGTTCGTCAATTTGATCAACGTAAGGATCTGTTTCTGTTTCTTTTGCACCAAGTGCTGATTTTAAATTGTCAACATTACTTCTGTGTTCATATGCTTCTTTTGCAGTTTCATAAAATGTATTTGGCTTTGTTTGTTCTTCGCCTAATTCAGAAAGTTTAGCCTGTACCTTTTGAAACTTTGTATCAATCTCCATTAAGTAGGACATTGTGTCAGCATATTCTTCTTCTAATTTCTTTTGTATTTCGTCAATCTTTTCTTCTGGCAAGTCTTGTCCACAAGCATGACATTTTGCTTCATCAATATGTTCAAGTTCTCCACTTGCTTTTGCAACCTGTTTATCTGTTTGTGATAATGCACTTTCAAGTGTTGCTTTTTCTTTAGTTAAGTTTCTTCTTGAAGTATCAGTTTCTTCCCACTTAGAAAGTAATTCATGATTAGAAAGTTCTTGTTCAATGTCTAAGTGTTCTAATTCATCAATGCCTAATTGTAAGCGTTCACAGTCTTTTGCATTTTGCGTTTTCCAAGCAGTACTTTTAATTTGCAAACTGTTAATAGTTTCGCCTATCTTATCATTACTTGTTTGTATAGCATTAATACGTGCAGTTTCTTCTGTAATAGCGTCACGAATTTCTTTTTGTTTTACTTTTAATTCTTCTGCTTTCTCGGAAAGTATAGTAATACCAAGTAACTGTTCAATGATTTCACGTTGATCGTTTGCTTTTAGACTTAAGAACGGTTCAGTGTATGTGTTTAATGCAACCAAGTGCTTAAACATTGTATGACTCATTTGTAGTAGTTCGCCAATGTCTGCTTGAGTCTTACGACTATCTCCTTGACTCATATCTTCAATGTCTTGCTCTGTATCGTCAATGAAAAACTTTAATAAGTTAGGACCACGTCCTCTTTCAATGCGATAATTTACTCCTGCCTTTTCAAAGTTAAGAGTAACAAGCATACCTTTACCATTTGTTTTATTGATAAGGTTATTGCGTTTAATGTTAGTTAGTGCCACACCATACAATGCGTAAGATAATGCATTAATGATTGTGGTCTTACCTGTACCGTTACGTGACCCACTGTCGTCACCACCTTGATCTAAGTTTTCTCCAAGGACTAAGGTTAATTGCTTATTATTAAAGTTAACTGCTTGAGTCTGATTACCCACACTCATAAAGTTCTTTACTGTTAGGTCTTTAATTAATATCATTCTATAACTCGTTGTAAATGTTTAGTAGTGTTTGCTTATTGTAATTCTCTGAATCAATAGCATTAATTTCTTCTGCAACAATTTGATCTACACTTTCAAATTTTGTAATGTCAATGTCGCTGTTTATTTCGTCATCTTGCTGACTTGGAATTAATGTAAGTTCTCTACAACTGTAGTTCCTCATAAATTCTTCTTTGATAAAACTTGCTTCTTCGTAACTAATGTTAATATCAAGTGTAACTCTTAGATACATTTTACTTTTTAGTAATGAATCTTTTTCATCAATTAGTTGACTTAGTTTTACAGTTCTATACTTAGGACAATCTGTCCAATCAACGTATTGTGGTTCTCCGCCATGTTCTAATATCATCATACCACGTTTATCATCCCATGCATCTGCATAATTGTGTGGAAACGCATTACCAATGTATGTTACATTTCCTTGTGTTTGACGTTTATGAAAGTGTCCACTAAAAACATAATCTTGATGTACAAAATGTTTAGATTGTAATTCACCTGTGTCAGGCATTTGTACCATTGCATTCATGTAAAAATTAGGAAGTTCAAAATGACCAAACATATATTTTGTTTTAATCTTAGGAATCTTCTTCCATTCTTCACCAACAAGCCACGGCACCATAGTACTGTCGCCTATTGTTGTAATTTCATCAATTACAGTTACACCGTCAATGTGCTTTGCAAATTCAACACTCTGAATATCTCTTTTATCTTTATAATATAAGTCATGGTTACCAGGAAAGTAAAAAAACTGTTCAAATGCTTTACCAAGTTTTTCAAGACAACGGATTGAATAATCCATTGTAACAATATTTAGACTATTTCTATTATGATGCCAGTCACCCATAAAGATGCCTGTTTCACAACCTTCGGCTTTTGCCTTTTCAATATACCAATCTACGAACGCTTCACAGTCCTGATTATGAGCCACTGAATTGGACTTTAGTCCAAAGTGAATATCTGTGAATACTGCACATTTTTTAAACAAAATATTTCCTTCTAATTACTATACTCTTTATATTGTACTGCATTTGTTGATGAAAGTCAACCTTATTTGGCTATCTCGGCACCTTGGCTTTGATAGTAGGCGGAACAAATGGTTTCTTAATACCTTTTTCTGCTTCTTGTTTCGCCATTGCTTTTCTTTGGTCTTCGACTTGTCTTTCCCATTCACCTTGTTGCTGTCTTGTAAATGATGGAGTCATGTCGTTCATTTCTAAAATATCATCTCTAATGTTTTGATTACGTTTTTCAATATTAATAACTCTAACAAATGAATTAGTTACTGCCGCAGTATAATATGCAAATGGATTAGCAGACTTGGATTCGTCAAACTGTAATCCTATTTGTGTTAATTGTAAAATTGCTTGTCCACGCATCTCGTCATTGTATGTGTATCCACGTACATTGCCTCTTGTTGCATAACGATCACAAAGTTTCATCCACATACGAGCAAGTTTTTCAGTAGTCTTACCATGCTTTAAACTAAACGCACCGTTTTCCATACCACCTTCCCAATGACTTTTACCAACACACAATAACTCTTGTGTTTCTTCATCAAACTTAAAATGTTGGAATGGTGGAAAGTTTAACTTAACTCTTGTATCTGCTACAGTCTTTGGATTCTTTTTACGTCCTTTTTCTTCTGGAATATGATCAAATGACATAATTCTAAAAATTAATTCATTCTTTTCCATTTTTCTATAATCAATGGCACACTCTGCTTGTTTTACTTTTTCACCAGCAAGTTTACGTGCTTCGTACTCTGCGGTTCCTAATTTTTTGGCTTTGTTACGTTTTGCTTCAGCAATCGTGCGAACATTAATTTTATCTATACTTGGCAGTATAATATCAAAGTCAGCATAACTCTGGTCAACATAACTACAATATGTTGTTTTGGACTTGTGTATTTCTTTTAATAAGTCCTTATTGTTTAAATAATTTACTTTTTTCAAGATATTCTCCTATTTGAACTCTTATTATAAACTACTCTTATTAAAAAGTCAATAAATACTTTATAGATAGGACACCAAAATAAAATGAGCGATCCAATAGATAATAAGAAAGACGGTATTACCGTCGACAAGATTTCGAAATTAGCACGTGATAGTGTGCAGGCAATCTCTGATGGTGCCGAAGGGTTTATGAAAGGTATACGTTCACGTACTATACCTAAAGATGGTGAACCAGATGAATTACAAGTTACTTCTGCAAAATGGGCGTCAGACCCTAATGGTAAAGATTGGCGTGTTAAATTAAGTGTTCCTAACATTGATTCCTTTCAACAAAGTCCTATATTAGAGCCATTAGTAGCAACAGGCGGTCTTGCATTTCCGTATACTCCAACAATCATTATGAGTCATGCCGCTTCGTACAGTGCAATAACCCCTGTACATAGTAATTATCCGTTCTTTGCGTACCAGAACTCACAAGTGGATGCTATGACACTTACAGGTCAATTTTACTGTCAAAACGATTTAGAAGGTTTATATTGGTTAGGTGCATTACACTATCTGAGATCAATTACAAAAATGTTTTATGGTGCAGGTACTAATCAAGGTGCTCCACCTCCAGTAGTAAAATTAAACGGCTACGGAGATTATGTGTTTAAAGATGTTCCGTGTATTGTGACAAACTTTACACTTGACATGCCTACTGATGTTGATTACATTGCTGTTGATATGGAATTCTTAGGAGAATGGAAAGATTTTGAAGACATATCAGGCGATGAACTTACTTCCACGTCCGGCGACAAATCGTATGTTCCAACAGAAAGTCAAATGACTGTAACAATTCAACCAATATACTCAAGAGCACTTGTTGAGAAATTTAGTTTAGACAAATTTGCAAAAGGTGGATATCTTGGATCAAATAATAAAGGATTTATTTAATGTCAAGTTCACCGTGGGCTAAAACAAAACTTAATAGAAGAGGGAACTATTTAGATATTCTAAATATTAGACCAGTTCCTGCAGATGAAGATGATGTAGTTTACGAGATAGAAGCACAGTATCATCAAAGACCTGACTTACTTGCGTACGACATGTATGGCAATCCGAAGTTGTGGTGGATATACTCACAGCGTAACATGGATATCCTAAAAGATCCTATATTTGATTTTAGAGTTGGTACTGAGATACGTGTTCCAAAGGGTAGTAGATTACGAACGTTGTTGGGGATCTAATCCGTGGCACAGAAAAAATTAACAGCATATGAAAGATTCGGTACAACAGGTGAACCCGACGATATCGGCGACGGTTACGAAACTAATGATGTTAATGCACCAGCAAACACAGTTGTAACAGGTAACAAAGAAGTATATGCTGTAGACGATTTTACTAAAACACAAGATGCTAAAGTAATTGACACTAAAGCCTCAAAAGTTGACACTGTAAAAGATAAAGAAAAAAGAGACCAAGCAAACATGAATAGCATGAAGACCGACGAATCAGGGTCTCCGCATCAGTTTGCTGAAGCAGACAAATACCAAGCACGTACTGCTGACGGAAGAGTTTTATCATTACCGTTACCAAATAATTTAAGAAACTACTCAAGTTTTAATTACATAATAGGTTTGTATGCATTAACTAACGAAGAACTTAATAATCCAGATGAATCTTATAGAGTTAAAAAGCCAAAGTATGCTATTTTACAAAGTGGCGGGGGACTTGAAGAAAGTAAAGTTATAACAGCATATGAATCAAAAGGTAAAAAAGTAGAATACTATATTAATGGTTTAGAAATTGAAACTATTATTGCTCCTACACGTAAGAAAGGTTCAACTAACGCAGTTGGATTTAGATTAGAAATTCAAGAACCTTACAGTATGGGATTGTTTTTGCAAACTCTACAACTTGCGTCATATCAAGCAGGACATGAAAACTATTTAGAATCTCCATTTTTACTTACTATTGATTTTATCGGATACGATGATAATGGAAAAGTTTACACAGTTCCAGAAG